TTGGGGAACCCATGCCTGCGCATGTGGCTGATGGTCTCAGGCCTCGAGCTGTCGGCCACCATGGGCCATCTCTCGGCCTCTGGAACGGTCATGAACAGGTCTGGCGTGTTCATGATCTCGCAACCCACCATGTAGGCTTCATGGTCGATGTAGAGCGTGCGGCCGACAACGTGGCAGCGCACCAGCACCGTCGGGTCGGTGGCAAAGCCCCAGTCTGCGCCCAGGCGGTGGATCGCGTCCTTCGGTGAGTCGAAGTCCTCGACCTTCCAGTTCTGGAACACGCGGGCCGTGCTGTTGCTGACGTAGCCGCCGCGCCAGACGTGCGCGTACTTGTCCGGGTCTCGGCCACGGTCGTATTCCATCTCGGCCCGCAGAACGTCAGGAAACCACGGGTTCTGCTCGAAGTTCACCTCGACCACCACGGCGTCAGGCGGCGGCTTCGGGCCGCGCAGCAGCTGGTCCACCGGGTCGGAGTCCTGGCTCGGGTTCCAGGTGAACCACAGTTCCGAGTCCGGCTTGCGGATCGTCGGCCGCAGCAGGTCCAGGCTGCGCTGGCTCAGGCTCTGCGCTTCCTCGACCCAGGCGCGGTCGTAGCCTTCCAAGGACTTAATCGAGTCCGCTGTGTGGTTCTGCATGCCCTGGAAGATGATCAGCCCGTCGCCGCGCTTGGACTTGATCACGGCCTCTTGCACCTCGAAGTAAGCGCCCGCGTTCAGCGCCTCGATCTTGAGCTCCAGCAGGCGCTTGACGGACTGGCTCAGGGACTTCTGCACCTCGCGCACGCAGACGCTGCGGCTGGTCGGGTCCATGATGTGGGCCTCAATCAGCATCTCAGCGAACAGGTGCGACTTGCCCGAGCCTCGGCCACCGTGAGCGCCCTTGTACCGCGCCTGGCCCAGCAGCGGCAGCGCCCACTCTGGGGTTTCGATGCGTAGGGTTGTCACTTAACCACCACGCGCTCGATGCGATGCACCAGCGGGGATTCTTTGTCGCCGCTGATCTCGATTTTCTCGCCGTATTTCTTCGGCGCGAGTTTCGATAACAGCCACTTGCGAGTATCTACCTGAAGTTTGTGCTTTTGCACAGCGGCCCAGTCCTTCCGGCCATCGGGTGTTTCTCCGACATCGACGTCGGATAACTCCATGACCTCTTGGGCGATGCGCTCGACGAAGTTTTCACGCGCCTGCGCGTAGCTCTCAGCCAGCGCACTGTCCTGACTCAGCCACAGCATGAACGTGCTGTTCTTGACGCCGGCCTTCTCGCATGCCTTCCAGCAGCTCATGCCCGAGTCCATGTTCGCCAGGACGGCATCGGCCAGCTTTGCCCGCTCAGGGCTTCCTAGCTTGGTCGGTTTGTTTGCCATGTTTGCTCCTATGTTAGTCGCTGCTCACATTTTCACTGGCACAGCTTGCACAGGATGGCACAGGTAATTTTCCATTGCAGCCCAACCTTTCTTGCGTGTGTGTGTGTGCATGTGCATGTGTAATCATATGCGTTTTATCCTGTGCCATCTTGTGCCAAAGGCAAATAGTGTAATGAAAACAAAGAGTTACAGCAGATTTGCGATGTTGTGCCAAGTGCTTTTAATCCTGTTCCAACTTGTGCCGGCACAGGATTGAAGCCGAGACCATCAAACCTGCTGCGCCTCCCACTTCCATTTCTCTGTCAACCTGATGCCTGTGTAGAGATTCAATCTTGTGCCATCTTCTCTCGGTTGCGCTCTTGATATGCTCGAAAAAGCAGCAGACAGCTGCCGGCCGAAGCCGACCTTGGTGCCTGGATGGTCGCGTCCTTGGAGTTCACACCAGCGTTTCCAAGCCCTGAAGATGTCGTCTCTGTTGCACTGCGCTGCAAGCTCCAGCACGCAGCAATCCTCCACGAAGCTGCGCACCGGGCTAGTCTGTTCCAGCAGGTCGGCGGCCAGATCGTCGGCCGAGCTGGGGCGCTGGAAGTAGCCACGATGCCGAAGACGCTCGAGGCCGTCGAGAGCCCACAGGACGATGCCTGGAAGCTCTTTCAGAAGCCTGGATGTCAGACCTTGGTCTTCCTGTCCCAGGAATGACTTGGTGAGTTTGAACATCAGGAATCTGTTGGCCAGAGCTGCGGAGGCATCGGAGAATGCCGGCAACTCGTTGGTGGCCAGAACAAACCTGGCTGGCAGTTTCCCTGACCACGGCACGATATTCTTCCGGTCAATGGTCAGTGCATCCTCGCCAGATATTCTCAGCAGGTTTTCGACGATGGGTTGCTGGTCTGCTCGGCCCGAAAGTCGGGCGTCGGAGATGAGGGCCAGGCGCTTGCCGATGAGAGGCTGCAGGCCGAACTGCGTGCCCAGCGAGGCCAGGGACGGGCTGACGCGGTTGTGATAGCCCACCAGGGCCTCGAGGATGCGCAGGATCGTTCCCTTGCCGCTGCGTGGCGGTCCTACCAGCATGAACATCTTTTGCTGGCCTGTGTCGTCGGTCAGGAGGTATCCGAACATCTCCGCCAGGGCTCGCACAGATTCAGGATCGGATGGCCACAGTGATGCCAGGAAGTCCAACCACTCGCGTGGTTCGCCGGCTTTGGAATCGTAGTCAAAATCTAGCGCATTGGTTACCCACATACGATCTGTGCATGAAACCAGCGCACGGGTCGGATAGTGGAAGAATCCATTGCGGAAGGCCACGATCTCATGCGCTGGCATGTCACCGTCTCGCTCTTCAATCCACACCTGCGGATCTGGAAGGTCGGCATAGCAGACGGCCCGCAGGGCGTGCGCCACATCGTTGACGTTGGCTGCCTTGGGGTTGTACGGAACCAGCGTCACCTTGTCGGACCTTGGCTCTGGCTTCCAGGTGTTGCATTGGGCCATGAACCGATACAGACGCTGCTCGATGTAGACGCGATCACGAACGACGTAGCGCGTTCCATCCCAGGAGAAGAACTCGCCGCGCCAGAACACGATGCGGCCACCTTCCGGCAGGCTTTCATGGAACAGCTCGGCTGTCTTCATCGGCGTTGCGTTGCTGATGATCGGAGCGTTTTCCTCGCCTGGTTCTGTGATCTCGCCGGTTTCGGAATCGACGACAGGAGTTGCATGCTGCCGTTGAACCGTGAGAGGTTTCGGCCTCCTCGGCTCCAGTTTCATGCCCATCTCTTCGGCGGCAGCCTTCACGGCTTTGCGGATGTCCCCGCCGTGATCGTAGTACCGATAGAGATCGAACGCGCCCACCAGCTGGCCGCTCTCGTCACTACACAGCGGATCTGATGCGTGGTGAATCCAGGCCTTGCCGTCGAAGATCACCACGCCGGCCAGGCCGGTGCTGGAGTGTGGTGATAGCCACCGCTTGCCCTGCTGGCGGTATCCGTACTGCGCGAGCGCTGCTTCGATGCTGTGCGCCTGGTCGTAGGCGTCGATAACGCTCGGCGTGGTATCGTTCCCAGACGGGATGCGAGGTTTCGCAGGCTTCGGTGTCGGCTTCTCAGGTGCCCACGGGCACAGGCCCTGCAGTTGAGGCCTGAGAGCGTCCCAGTTTTTCCACAGCGACAGCAGCCACGCTGGCGGCTCTGGAATGACACCGTTGGGTTTTGTCAGCCAGATGTAGGGCTGATCTGTTTTTGGGTGAATGCTTGGCGGCAAGACGTCTTGCACTTGCTCATCGACTGCGCCGCGAATCTCGAAGACGGTGATGCGCTTGTAAGGCTCCGCCTCAATGTCTCGAATCCTCTTGCCCTCTTGCAAATCTCCTGCGGCCTCTGCAGCAACTGCTTTTGCAATGATGCTGTCAAAGATTTTCCCGTCAGGGTCCAGTTTGTTCGGCCACGCAATCGACTTCCTGTGGAACTCAATGCCCTCCGGTGCCCGGAACAGAATCCGAAAGTTCGGAGCCTTGCCCTGCACCGTTGGCGCCTCGTTGCGCAGCTCATCGACACTCCAGCCGAATTCGTCGCAGACGATTTGCATCGCCTCGATGTTGTCAACGTCTAGGGTGACAAGCCGGGATGGACCGAGCGCAACACCGACGTTCCAGTTCGGGTGCTTCTCGTAATACTCACGCGCTGCCTCTGGTGTTGTCAGGCAGTCCTTTAGGCCCCAGCCCTTCTTGAGTGGCCGCTTTGTCTTCGGCGGCAGTGGCACCAGTGTGAGCCCGTATTTGCGCACATAGGCGGCGGCGAAGTCTGCGGTGGTGGCCATCAAAACAGGCCTCCTTGCCGCGCTACCTGCGGTTGATGCTCGACCCACTCATGGATCACGCGGCCTGGTGGAACCTCGTCAAGCCTGATCCATGGCCGCATGTTGTGTCTGGGGGATAGGACCACATCGAGGCAGTCCATGCACTGGATGCAGATGTGGACTGTGCCATTGGCGAAAACGCGCCGGGTGTAACGGCGCTCGCCGTCGTGCGAGCAGATGCTCATGGTGAACTCCTAGAGCCAGCCAGACGCATCCGGGTGGCGCAGGTTGATGGGAAAGTCCAGTATAGACCCGCAGCGCGGGCCTAAGTCAAGTCTCACCAGGGAACGTCGTCATCTATGTCGTCGAAGTTCGTCTTCGGCTTCGCCGCCGCCTGGCGCTCCTGCTGCGCCCGCTCACGGATGGCCATGGCATCGCGCTGGTCCTGGGTCATGCGGGCGGGTGCGGGTGTCGGTGCCGGTGTCGGTGCAGGCGTACCCCAGTCGCCCTTCGGCTGCACCGACAAGCTCATGTACTTCTGGCCTGCCAGCTTGGTGCCGTCGCGCCCCTGCTTGATCCAGGCCGAAAGCCAGTATTCGCGGCCGTCCACGTTGATGCTGCCACGATAGTCCGGCCTGGAATCGTTGCCCTGCTTGTCGTTGCGGGCTAGGAGGCCGCTATTGGTGTTGTCGTATGCCATGCGCGCCTCAGTTGCAAGTCGTATTGCAAGTCCGCAGCGCGCCCGTGCCCATGCAGCACTCGCTGCAATAGTACGTGCGATTGTTGATCGTTACGGTGTAGTACCGGCACGAAGCATAGGCAGCGGTGGCCAGCGTGGCCGCGAGGATGAGTGTGAGTGCTTTTTTCACTTGAGTTCTCCAGTTGATGGCGCGAAGCCCGCGCCGTGGCATGGGGTCAATCTTCAATCGCGGGCCTCAGCCGCCTGCTAAGCGGCCTGCGGCCCAGGTGGAACTGGTGGCAGTGGACGCAGTGGTAGATCTGCCGGCTCTTGCCTCGCCTGGTGCTGCGCTCGGCCACCACGCGGGCCTGGGTGAACGTGGCGAAGCCCACCTTGCCGTCGCAGGCTGATGCGCGGTAGGTGTCTTCTGGGATCATGCCAGCAATGCCTGCGCATCCTCAACCGACCGGCAAACCCCGGCCACGCCGCCTGCTTGGCGGATCGTGGCGAGGAACTCCTCCTGGCCTGGACGCATGCGGCCGGTGGCGGATTTGACCTCGATAGCCAGCGTGCGGCCGTCCTTGAGCACACCCATGATGTCGCTCATGCCCTTGGCGGTGTTCGCCCGTATGTACCGCACAGACCCGTCCCGGTTGCGCTCCTGGAACGTGCCCGAGTTCTGCCGCCAGCATTGGGCGACCTTCGGGTGCCGCTTCAGCAGCGCCATGACGGCCTTCAGAATCTGCGCCTCGGTTGGCTGTCCTGACGGTTTGCGCGGCCCGCGCTTCACCGGCTCAGGCGGGATGTCCAGCAGCATGCTGGGCTTGCCGCTGATGGCGGCATAGCGATCCATCGTGGCTTGATTGCGCAGCATCTTCTCGCGCAGGGTTTCGCGGCCTCGGGTCACCATCTCGCAGCCTCCACATCCTCATGCGTCTCGCGCAGATACCGCGACGGCAGCCGCTTGACTGTGCCGCGCAGCACCGACTCAGGCAGACCAGGAAACGGCCAATCGGGGCGGATGCGGGCCACGCGCAGGGTTGCCACGCCGACCTCTAGCACCATGGCCTCCTGGCCATCGGACAGGCGCACGCGGTCGCCTTGTTTCATTCCAGAATCTCCCGAATCTGCCCGAGCATTTCGCGCACGGCGTTTAGCTGGATGCCGCGGTCTACGCTGGTGCTTAGCTGGTGGCCATACGCTTGCATGTTGCGCTCGGACAGCTCTCGCAGATGATCCAGCGCAGCGATGGCCATGTGTGCCGTGGCAATGTCTCGCGCCGTGATCTTCTGGCCGCGCCGCTCGGCAAGCTCCACCAGCCGCAGGCGTGTGCTGTCCAGGGCGCTCACGGCTTGCGCCCCTTGAGTTTGCGGCACGCGGCCACCAGGCGCTCTACCAGCTCGAGCCGAGGCGAGTTCTCGCCGTGCCGCAGCCGGTAGATCGTTTTGATGTTGACGCCTGCCTCGGCGGCCAGCGCTTTCGCGTCAACCTGCCGCAGCAGGTCGGATAGTTGTTCACGGGTAATCATGTGGCGGATTCTGGCATGGATGTCTATCGCTGAACAGACATTTATGTCCCTGCGTTTTGGTCGGGATTGTCGAAACCTGTGTACATCAATGTCCAGACCGGAACAAAATCTAACCATCGCAACACGCAACCGGAGAGCAACATGAACACAGCCGAACTCGACAAGGTTATCGACGAGATCAACGAAGTGGTAGATGGGCGCCGCGGCTGGGTCTCGCTGACCAAGGCACGCGCCAAGATCATCGGCATCAGCCACGAGCTGTTGATTGGTTGCGCCAAGGCCTACAGCCTGAAGGTTGCCCAGCACGGCCGCATGGGCTGGACGGCCAGCCTTTCAGCATAACCATTACCAACCAGGAACCACACCATGCAACCCCTCCGCCCCATCGACTACGCATTCGCCGCCGCCTTCGGCATCACCCTCGGCTGTTTGATCGCAGCCTTCATCTGAACCACAGGAGCCCACCTCATGCAATACACCACCTACGGCCCCGGCGACAGCGCCACCTGGGGGCCGTGCACAGACCCGCGTGACCCGCGCTGGGACGGCGACCGCGAGCCCAGCGACAACCACCGCGCTGATGCGGCCGACGAGCTGCTGGCCGACGCCTGGGCCACCAGCGACTGGCTCAACGCGCATATCACGCAACCCGAGTGCAGCACCACCGATGTGCGCGGTTTCGAGCACCTGGACATGAGCGAGGCCACGGTCGATCAACTCTGGACGCTGATCCTGACCGGCAACGACGCGCAGTGCTTGCATGCTCGCATGGAGATGAAAGACCGCATCCTGCGCGACGAGCGCACCTGGATTGATGACCGCGCCATGGAGCTCATGGCCGACAGCATGAACGATGACCCCTATCACGACGACCCACACCACTGGTACTGAAAGGACCACAGCATGACCACCACATTCAAGGCTCACCGTTCCACCACCACGGCGGAATTCGGACACACCGTTTTCATCATGAGCAGCGGCGCCAGCAAGCTCGACTGCAGCATCTGGCTCACCGACGAGGAAGCCCTGCAGCTGGCCTCCGAACTCCGCGCCGCCGTGGCCAAGGGCTCGGCAGTAGCCGATGCGTCCGCAGAATCAACCACCCTGGAGGCCGCATGACCACCATCACCGACACCCAGCGCGATGACGCTTGGTTTGCCGCCCGCGCCGGCAAGGTCACCGCCAGCAGATTTAAGGACGTCCTGGCCCGCAACAAACCCACGGCCGCGCAGGCCAAGGCCGGCGAGCCTGGCAACCCGAGCGCCGAGCGCACGCGCTACCTCTGGCAGATCGTGACTGAGCGCCTGACGGGCCAGCCCGTGCAGATGCCCGATGCCGCGCCGTTGCGCTGGGGCCGCGAAAACGAAGACGCCGCCCGCGTCGCGTACCAGTTCACCACCAGCGCCAGGATCACCGAGACGGGTTTCGTTGCGCACCCGAAGCTGCCCATCGGCGCCTCGCCTGACGGCCTGGTGACGGACGAGACGGACCCCGATGGCTCGCTCGGGCTCATCGAGATCAAGTGCCCATGGAACTCGCAGGTGCACCTCGAGACCTGGCTCAATGGCATGCCCGAGGATCACCAAGCGCAGATCCAGGGCCAGATGTGGCTGACGGGCCGCGAGTGGGCGGATTTCGTCAGCTTCGATCCACGCATGCCGGCTGACCTGCAGCTGTATGTGCAGAGGATCAAGGGTGATCCCGAGTTCCAGTCTAGGCTCGAGCGAGAGATCATCGGATTCAGCGTGGAGGCCGACGAGATCGTGGCCAAGCTGCGCGCCAAGGTGTCTTTCTAACCACAGTAATCACAGGAGTTCTGCATGACAACTGCACTCGTTCCCGTCGATCAAGTCGAACGTATGGCTCTGGCCGTCGCCAAGTCCGGCCTGTTCGGCGTCAAGACCCCAGACCAGGCCATGGCCCTGATGCTCATCGCCCAGGCCGAAGGGCTGCATCCGGCCATCGCGGCACGTGACTACCACGTCATCAACGGCCGCCCAACGCTGAAGGCCGACGCCATGCTGGCCCGCTTCCACTCGGCAGGCGGCAGCGTGCGCTGGGGCGAATACACCGACCGGCGCGTGGTCGGCACGTTCAGCCACCCGCAAGGCGGCAGCGTGGAGGTCGAATGGACGCTGGACATGGCCACGGCTGCCGGCCTGACCAAAAACCCGACATGGAAAAGCTACCCGCGCCAGATGCTGCGCGCCAGGTGCGTTTCTGAGGGCATCCGCACCGTGTTCCCCGGCGTGGTGGTCGGCACCTACACGCCCGAGGAGGCCGAAGACGCCGGCCATGCGCCGGCACCCGTCCAGCGCGACATGGGGCCGGTGGTCGAAGTCGCAGACTTCCCCCAGATCATGCGCCAGATCGACGCCGCGCAGACCATCGACGCTCTGAACGATCTGCGGCCCGCAATTCGCACGCTGGACCGTGACGCACGCGCAGAGGCCATGGACGCCGCCCAGGTGCGTGCTGGCCAGATTCGCGCAGCGCAGGCGCCTGTTGAGACGCTGGAGGCCAATGATGAGCCAATCTGAGCAGCAGGCGCCCGAGCGCCTTTTTCGCGTGGTCCCGGCCGGCGACCGCTGGCTTGTCGTGCGACGCCTGGCAGGCCTGGACGGGTCAGCCGCAGTGGTGGCTGATTGCCTGACGCGCAGCAGCGCGGAGCAGGTGGCCGAGGACTTGAACGCGAGGGATGCGGCATGACCCCCCGCCAAGCCGACACCCTGGCCATCGTCCGCGAGCGCCAGCCCGTGGCCATGGCTGACGTGGCATTCCGATTAGGCTGCGAAGCCGCCACGGCCAGAACCTACCTCAGCCAGCTTCACCAAGCCGGCCTGATCGTGCCGTCCAGCCGTGGCCGCTGGGCACGCTGGCGGATCGCGCCTCCACCACCACCGCCCGAGCCTGACTCGGTAGCCCTGCAACGGGCCATCGAGCAAGCGTCCAGCATCTGGCATTACGCGCGCCGCGTTGGCGCCATCTCAGGAGTCCACCAATGATCCGCGACCAAATCCGCCGCCTATGCGGCAACATCAGCCACGCTGAACTCATGCAGCGCGAACTCGACCAGGCGCACCGCAGCCTGCTGGAGGCTCACAGCGCCCGCGAATACGCCGAGGCAATGGTGACGTACCACCAGGCTCGCATCGAGCGCCTGCGCAACACGTTGGCACGGGAGGCAGCATGAGCAGGATTCCGAAAGGCTGTGACCAGCAGGGGCGGTATCCCGAAGCCGCTGAGGCGGCAACCGAGGTCGGCATTGATGACGACGCCGTGGAGTCCTTGGGCAGGCTGGTGCTGCTCGGTCTAAGCGTTGTTGTCCTTGTCGGTGCGATTGCTTTCGTTGTGGGGGTGTTGGTATGACGGATCGTGAACTGCTTGAGGCCGCATATGCGGCTTACAGGCCCGGAGAGAACTACATCCGCTTGGTCAACGATGCTGGAAGCGATTACTGGAACCCCCTTACCAATTCTGGTGATGCCTTTGAGTTGGCGGTGAAGTTGCGGATAACCGTAAATTGTTCGTACGACGATGTGGCTATTTGCGGGCAAGAATTTACGCAAAAGGGTGTGTTCATTGAGCGTAATGGTGAAGACCCTCTTGCCGCCACCCGCCGAGCCATTGTCAGGGCTGCGGCAGAAATCGGAAGGAGCATGTAATGGACCCCCTGTATCTCATCTTCTTAGCGCTGTGCTTGATCGCAGGCATATTGCTGGGGAAAGGAAAATGAAATGAAACGCCAATCCAAACGCAAGCACCGCGTGCTGCGGGTGATGCTTGACGACATTCGCGCTCGGCAAGTGCTGGACGATCTGATCAACAAGGTCAACGCAGCAGGCCGCAAGTTCGGCGCAGGAATGGCACAGGCATACGCACAGATGCGCGCAGATCCTGAATGGCAAGAAAGGGGAATAAGGTATGACTGACCTGATCACCCTACCCCGCGCCGCAGTGCAGCAGGCGCTGGAGGCGTGGGAGTACATCAACAAGTACGGCTTTGTCTTGGCCGATTACGAAGGCCCGATGGAGCAAGCCATCACCGCCCTCAAGGCCGCGCTGGAGCAGCCGGAGCCGCGCAACCAATGCGGCGAAACCTGCGAGAGAGCGAAGCTGTGCGCCGTGTGTGCGAAAGGGCTGGAGCAGCCGGAGC